CTGAAGGGACATGGTGGTGCCGAAGGTGGATATAGAGGCGTTGCCAAGGGCCTGCTGGGCAGCCGAGCCGAAGTCCTTTGCCGCGTTAGTGCCCCTGCCCATCAGGGAGATAATGGCATACAGGCCGATGCCTATAGCAGCCAACCCGAGAAGCCACGGGTTAATGCCAAGGCCAGAAAGCATTCCGGCGAGTGCACCCTTAATACCCTTGGCAGCGGTGCCTACCTTTGACCCGAGCCCAGACATGGCATCAGCAGCGACTGCCCTAAGGCCAGTAAACTTAGTTCCAGCCGCCTGGGTGGCCTTACCGACATTGTTAGCCATGGCATTCTGGAGGGGGAAGCCCATGGCGTCTACAGCCTTGGTTACCTGGCCTGTACCCTTCTGCCACCCCTGGACAATACTGTCCATAAGGAGGCCCATCTTGCCCTTAGTGCCGCTGGCGGTAACTCCCAGTAGGCCAAGAACCCGAGTCAGCCCCGAGATCCGGGCTAGCGGGGTCAGCAGGGCGAGACCAAGCTTAGTGCTAAGGGTGGCGAGCAGGCCGAAGTAGAAGATTGCTCCGTGGAGCGCAAGGAAGACTTTACCGAACTGCTGGACAAACCCGCTGTTAAGGATTGCGCTCAAAGCGTGAAGGATGGAGTCCCCGACCATGAGCAGGTCCTTAGCGTAACCTGGCGCGATCTTGGTAAAGCTGTGGATGATGGTGCCTACCTGCTTGAAAGAGTCACCTAGCACTGCAAACATGCTGGCACCGGACAGGGCCATCTTCCCGGTACTCTTCTGGTAAGCCATAACAGCTTCGGCCATCCACCGGTTAATCGTTCCGCCCATCATCTGGATAACGGTGGCTGTAGTCTTCGACTGGTGCTGCAGGGCGATAAGTCCGAGACCGTAGGCTTCGAATACATACGGCTTGGCGATGTTGAACATAGAGTTGTTGATGTTCTTCGCCATGCCGTTGAATGCCTGGCCCGTTCCCTGCGCTGCCGTCATCATGTTCTTGACGCCCTTAACCACGTAGTACGTGGCTACGGATGCCGCACCGGCAAATACGAGAAGGGCTGCGGCAGCAGGTACCCAGACAGCAATAAGTTCAATGGCGGCTTCTACCAGCATGTGAGTACCGGTAGCTACGGCCAGGAAGTGCGGCAGCATCTTGTCCAGCGCGCCGTTGAACAGGGGGATACGAGCACGCGCAATGGAGATAAGGGTGTTAACCCAGCCTCGGTATGAGCCGGTAGCCTTGCCAACGGTAATACCGTCAGCGGCTACGGCAGCGGTGAGCTGGCTAAGCCCTGTGGTAAGGATCTTTACCTTGGCAATGTCATCGGCCGTAGCCGGACCTCCAGACGCCCTGATCCTGTGAATCTCATTCAGTACGGCGTTAGTTCCAGAAGCCAGCCCCTGAAGGTCCTTCTTGGCTTCCTCGGTAACCTTGCCAATAGTGATGGCGTGCGGCGTGAGGGCACCTTCAATTTCCTTCTTCAGGCTGGCTGCATTCCGCTCAAGGTGCGCGAACTGGCTGGCGGCAAGAGTGAGTTCAAGTCCAAGGTCCGGCAGCACGTTCTTCACAGCCATCGTGTGCTGGAACTTCTCGGCCGCTGCGTCCAGTGCAGCCATCTGCATGAGGGCGCTAGCAAGTCCAACGTCTGTCTTGATGGACCCCAGGCGCTTAGCAAGCATGTTAGCCTTGGTGTCCAGGTAATCAATCTGGGACTCAGCCTGCTTGTCGTTCGTGCTGATGATCATGCCGGTCAGGCGGTCACGGTACTTCTCAATCTTCACGTCGAGCTTGTCGAGGTCCCGCTGCATAGAGGACGTTACCTGGCGAGACTTCAGGTCCTGCTGGTCAAGAGCCTTGTTCCACCACTTAACATAGTCGAGCGATGTCTTCCGTGCAGCCGCTTCTTCTGCAGCCGTTGCCTTGGCCAGGGCATTACGGTCACGCAGGGTCCTCTGGTTAAGTGCCTTATCCCACCAGTGTGTATACGCTGCGGCTGCCTTCTCCGCGTCGGAGTCAGTCTTGACCTTAGCCACTCGCGGCTTGGTCGCGGCATCAAGAGCGGCCTTTGTCTTAGCTATGCTGGCCGCGTCAAGGTTCGTCTTAACCTCGGCTGACGCAGACAGGCCCTTGGACGCCGCAGTGATAGCAGTCTTGAGTTCCGTGCGAAGCTTGGCCGTGTCAGGGTTAATTCGCACGGTCACGTTGACCATGGGCTTGATACCAGCCATGGACTTCTTGATCTCAGCGGTAAGCGTGGCCCTGAACCCGGCAGTATCGGGCCGGATAGTTACCCATGCCTCACCGAGAGTCCGTCCGGCCATGGGTCACCCGCCTTATGTTCACTATGCTCGGTGTCAGTCTAGTAGATCAGGCGCGAGTGGAGAAGAGTGCGCTTGTCATGAAAGTGTTGCGAAAGGTGACCTGCTTGGCCGGGTACGCGATGAAGATCAGGGGATCAGCCTCGGCGTTCGCAGAGCCGTAGAGGTTGCCTTCCCTAGACACACCGCGCTTACCGTGGATAGATGCCTTCAGGAAGCCCGGAGGGCGAGCGTTAGAGGTTCGGGTGGCCGAGTTGTTCCACTGGTACCCTCCGCGCACCGGAGCCATCGCACGGGCCTTCATGGCCACCTCGTCAGCCATCGTGCCCATCAGGTCACCAACCGGGCCGTACGGGTCTCCCAGGAAGTTGACTATGGCAGACTCGTTCGGGTTGAACTCAACGGCCATGCTGCCTCCTAGTACTCGATATCCAGGTCCGCGTCTTCGACTACCTCGGTCGTGTCTGCCTGCTTCTTGTTGCGCTGGAAGGCAGCCCAGTCATCCCCGAAGTCGTCTTCCTTGAACCACTTCTGATTCAATTCAACGTCAGGGATAGCGTCCGGGTCAAGTCCACGGCGGATCATGTCCTCGCGCAGGAGGTCCTTGGCAGACTGCTCGCGTGTCTTACCCATGAATCCGATCTCTTCCTCGAATCGCTGAATCTGTTCTTCTACAGTTTCAAGAACAGTGCCGTCATCAGTGTGCTTGGTCTGAATCTGGTCAGTGATACGGTAATAGATAACGTTGCAGATCTCACGAGGCGTAAGAGTAAGAATGCTATGGTGCGTTTCGTGTAGATGCCACCCGTCGAGTGACCGCAGGTTGTGGGTCAGGAAGAAGCTGAACCATCCTGCTGCTCGGTAGGGTTTCCCGACACCATTTCCATGGCAGCGCTGAGAAGGTTCATCAGTTCTTCCATGTCGGCCTTGGACTTGAGTGCCACACGCTTAAAGCGCTTGAACTCGTCCTCGTGGATAACGTCTTCGAGCATGTCGTAGACAGCGATCAGGGCCTCGTTACCACTCTCGTCAAGGTCGGCGGCCTTACCCCACGCAATCAGGGCCATAGCGCCGATCTTCTCCGCGACGTGGAACTTCTCGCCCTTGAAGTCAACGACACCAGTCTTGATGTCTTCCTTCGTACCAGCCAGGGCACTGTCGTCCGCCGTGGCAAGCTGAGCCTGCGCGAGTTCGCGGTCGGTCTGGTCTGCAGCGGCTGCTTCAGGCATGGTGTCGGACATTAGTTCCCCTTTATCGTGGTCTGCCAACATCTTACACACGTACGGGAATAAAACAAGGCCCCTCTCGTGACGAGAGAGACCTTGTTTCTAAGCCGCTAGGATCAGGAGCCTGGGATTCCTACGGTGGGGTATCGCTGGATTCGGCTTGCAGCGTTCCAGGTGGACTTCAGCGTGACCGCCGCCGTAACCGCGCCCGTGAGGGAGTAGTCAGGGAGGATCTGGCCGAACATGTACTGGGTCGTCTGGTTGATCGTCGGGTACAGGTAGAAGTTACGGGGCAGTCCGTCCTGAGCCGCCAGGTAGGTCTGTGCCGAGCCGGTGTCGTAGAAACCGGTGAAGTCACCAGAGCTGTCAGGCAGACCGGCAGTCCAGATCAGGTTCTGGTCACCCATCGCGGTAACGTCAACCTTGGCTACGACAAAGTTGATCGTCCAGTCGGACAGGTACATGGTCGGGCTCGCCGCGTCGCCGTTGTTGACGCCAATGTAAACGATGCCGTTGCGACCGTGGATACGCGACATAGTGCCACTCCTTGAGTCTCAGACCATCGTCACACGTTGGCGCGACGGTTCTCCTTCATCTCAAGGGTAAGCCGAATATCCAGGTTGCGCTAGATCAGGTAGTTGGAGAGTGCCGGGAATTGCCAGTCAGGTGAGAACAGATCTTCCGGATGACTCGATCCGTCCATGCGTACTACTCCCCGCAAGAAGCGATCCGATTCCCATACCGGCAGCCCCAGCGCCTGATGGCACGCGATCTCAGAGATGGTGCCCTTGGACGTAGCCCAGTCAGGCCCGATTACCAGGCCGTTGCTGTACTTGGCGATCCATCCCCAGTCTGAGGCGAGGGCTTCGCGCAGATTGAACCCGGCAGCCGTAGCTTCTTCCAACTCCCCGTTAGGGCAGAGCATAGGATTAAACCCTCGCAGTACGTCCCACTCGGCAGGGTTGAATACCTGGTCTACTCCGGGGATAGTGCGAAGGGCGGCGGCTGTCTCTTTGAACCACGGCACATTGAAGAACGGAATCTTCGTCATCTTGTTGCCTAGGTACAGGTTGCCGAACTTTACTGCTGTCTTCATTACTTCTCCAGGTACGAAAGGAGCTTCTTGGTGTTGTTCTTGAAGGTTCGCTCCCGGATAGCCAGCCGAGCGGCCTTTGCCAGGTCCTCGCGCCGGTCCTCGTCCTTCAGAATCCACTTCAACTGCTCGGCTGCCTCTGCCGGTGACGAGAAAGACGGCAGGAATGGGAAGATCTCGTCACTTTCGGGCCGGGGGTCACGTGCGAAGGGCAAGCCGCACGCAGCCATCTCCACTTCACGCGGCCCCATGGCCCATCCCTCGCCCTTGTGCTCGCCCTCGGACTCGCGGCGGTAGAAATTGATGCCACTGCGTGCTCGCCGGTAGATATTGGCCGTTTCCCGGTTGTCCACGCACTCGTCCCGAGGGTGGCCGAGGTACTTGAGCAGGTACGAGTCGTCCATGTAGTCGTTTGCGAAGCCAGAACCGCCTAGAGCGATCCTGTAGCCCTGGAAATCACGGAACATGCCCTCGAAGAACTCCTTGCGGCTCTTGAAGATGGTCCCGATGAACGCGAAATCCGATTCGTAGCGCGCGGCACCCGGATAATGCAGGTGCGGGTTGTACGCATGGGGCATGTAGTGCGAATTTGGCTGCAAAGCTCGGTACTCGGCCAGGTTCACGGGGTCATTGAGCAGGTTCACGTCCGCGAACTGGGCTCGCATGAGCTGCTCGTCGTCCTGATACGGGGATTCCGTGTGAATGATGACGATTTTGTGCCCTCGGGCCTGGATTACCCGCAAAGTGGAGGCTGCCGTGTAGAACGCGGACACGAAAATCACCACATCCGGCCAGTATGTGTAAAGATCGTGGCTCAGGCCCTGCATTGCGGCGGTCATGGCCTGCTCAGAGTCGAATGCCTTGTGCAAAGGACGCAGCAGGGTGCCGTCTTCGTCCCTTTCAAGCTCATTCTCGGGGATCGTGTAGTCCGGGAGGTGCGCCTGAGCGTAAAAGGACAGCCGGTCGTTGGTGTTGTAGACCTTCGTCTCTACGCCAAGCTCGCGCAGCGCGCTCTCGTACCCACGGAACACGTCCGCGACGGAGAAGTCAGGGCCTGGGTGTACCAGCAGGGCGCGTTCTATAGACTTCACGTGTAATCAAGCTCCTTCTGAATCGCCTCGACCAGGTGCTTGGTAAGGCCCCGGTGCAGGTCCAGGTCAGGATCACGCATGATCTCGTCTACCTCGTCCAGCCCGTAGCCACTGAACCGGAACTGGGCAAGAGCTGCCGCCACGGCGATGGTGAGGTCTAGGGTGTCAGGCATTCTCTACTCCAAAGAATCCACGAAGGAACTCCGCGAGAGCTGCCTCTTCCAGCCCTACCAGGTCCGAGCCCTTCTTGCCGATGTACAGAACGAGGGACATTGGCTCCTCGTAATCGTCTTCCGGGTACTTGCTCATAACGATTTGGCCGGGCGCGAACTCCACCTCCATCACAACGTCACCGTGAACCGGGGCCAGCTCTCCTGGGAACGCCGTCATGTATGCCCGCCTCTTCAGCAGGGCCATGTACATCTCGTCCTCGAAAACTGAAAAGTCCGTCACTATGCTCCTACCTGAACCCGAAGATGGGAACCGAAGTAGTCCTGTCCCCCGACGTTGATCAAGTTGGGTGGCGTGCAGTCCAGCGGAACCGCAAAGTCCACTACGCCGCCGAGGGTCTCGTCCAGGGCTATAGCGTCAGGGATGCTCCCGCTATTCCCGGCAGGTTCGAGAAGGATGTCCAGGGCAGGCTGCATCGGCTCGTAACCCTGAGCCACCGAGATGCAGATCAGTACCGAGAGCATGATGCTGTTCTTGGACATCGGCGTGGCCACCGGCCCCAGTACAGCACCCAGCGCATCGGCTGTCTCACCCATCGTCGCGCCGTACTGAATGTAGGGCATGCCTCCCAGGATGAAGATTGCCGGTGGAGTGATGATCGCTGGCACGTTGGCCGTGGTGGTGATGCCTAGCTGAGTCTGGAGCCGTGTTGCTAGGGCCTGCCGGATCGCCTGTACGTTCGCCACTTGATGTGCCACCCCTCGGTAAACTTGCCCTTGAAGGGAACCTCCGCGCCCCAGGCAACCACCTTCAGGTCTTCCAGTAGCAGTGCGGCGTGTACTCCCTCTGGGACATCATACACAATCACGTCACCAGGACCGGCAACGCGCAAGCTGTACCAGCTCTCGGGCCAGACGTTCTCGAAAGCTTCGTTTCCCTGTAGGTACTTGAGCAGGCCGGGGATGTTATCCGAGTGACGAGAGAGTTCATTGACCTGATCGTCGGTCATCATCAGGTGCTCGTGCCACCACAGGTGATTGGCGACAGCTACGGCAGCGCAGTTCTCCACTCCCTGGTCGTTACCGGCCACGCACCACGGGTTAAGCTGCTCGCCGTCGAACTCGCGGTGTACCCACGTTGACGCCTTCGGAGTTGCCACGGCCCTGGTCGGAGCCGAGGACCTGGTGCGGGTGTGAGCACGAGACTGCTGGACGCTGCGGATAACCGGAGACTTCGCCTTGCCGGAACCAGACGAGCCGCCGCCCTTCTTGTACTTGGTTCCCGTACGCTTCACGTTGCCCTGTGTAGCCCTGCGGGACTGAGCCGCGCGAGCTGCGGCCGAGGTGTTCCTGGAGCGAACGGTAACGCGCGCCACGGCAACAGGAGCTGGAGTAGCACCGGCAGCCTTGGTAACCATGGCCCGCATTGTCTTCTGGATTCCGTACAGGGCCAGGGTCTTAACCTGCTGCCTGCCTGCCCTCTGAGCTGACTGCTTCCGTGCCCAGTTGCCCGCCGCTAGCTGCTGGTTCTGGTTGTTGGAAGTCTTCATGGCACCCAGCTTAGTCTTGCTCAGCCGGTACTTAGCCTGTGCCCTCTGCAGCGCTGCGTACATTCCGAAGTACGGGCTGCCGTTTACGTTCGGGCTCCGAATCAGGGACTGGTTGGTCCTGTACTTGGCGCGGTTAAACGCATTGGTTGCGCGCAGGCGGGCAGCGTTGGACTGAACTGGGGTGAACCCGCTGGCAATCCTCGGACTGACGCGCCTGTACGTGGCGCGCGTTGTCAGCGAGGTAACCGGGGCCTTAACTGGCTTGGCAGCCATGTCAGACGCCTACCTTGTGCCTAGGGTTGATGAAGGGACGAAGCAACTCGACCAGGAACGGGGACTGGGACGTGCGGATAACGCCGAGGTCACCGACTCCTGCCATGCCCCAGGGCGAGTCCTTCTCCTTGAAAAGCTGGGTCGCCATGATCAGGCAAGCCTGGGTAACTTCCGGTGGGATCTGCTGCCAGCCCCATGTGCCGGTGATCTGCACGCGGTCATCGTGAGTAAACGGCCACACGAACGGGAAGAACCCTCCACCTGCGGTAAGGGCAGGCCCGCCCATGATTACCTTAACGAAGTCATACGGGCGCTTTATGCCCGCGTAGTTCTGGTTGTAGGTGTCGCCTTCGCGGTAGACCTGGTAGTTCTGGCCCTCAGTCCACGCCGTCTCGAATACCCCGTCACCGTCGTAGTCGATCTTGAACGAGGTAATGGAGCCGGGCACGATCTGGTCGATGGGCAGGTAGTAGATGTCCGTAACGGGGTACGTCCTGGCTTCAGCCACCTGGTAGAAGTGCGTGCCGCAGTAG